GGCGAATTTCCGTACTGAATCAGCTCGCGAGCTGTATTACAACGAGCTGGTGAAATTCAATGGCAAGCCCGTGGCGGATTTCATTACCGCCATGACTGAGACTCCCGCGAAGCTGCCGAAATCTGGGCGTGCCGAAAAGGCGAAGGGATGGCTGAACTGGTTTGTCCGTGAAAAGTACGCGACGCTCGTCGACTCCAAGAAGTAGATAGACCCGACCCCCGTCATCCGACGGGGGTCTTTTTTCGCCTGAAATCGAAGAACTCGGTAGAGAGAAGCGCACCGAAACAGAAACAGAGAGATCAATCATGACCGATTTGAGAAGGATCTTTAAGACTCCGCCCTCAATTCTGCGAAGCTCGGTCATGACCGATGCGAAAATCGTTCTTTCTTCTCGTTTTCGTCGGCCCAGGTCGGTTGGCACGGGCCTTGCATATGCAAGGCCCGTGCTATTTAGCTATAGCTTGCGGTGCAGCCTAATATGCCCGGTACGCTGTGCCCAGTTAACCCACCAGTTAGCGTAGGTTAGCGGGTTGGGCCAGGCGCCAAATTTAGGCGCTTGTGGTGGGTTAACTGCCGCCTGCATACAAAACTGGTTTACTGTTAACCCTTGGTTAGCTGCCTTAACTATTGCGGCCACCCATAACCCGCGGGCACTATTGGCATGGTAATTGCCTGTATTTAAAACCTGCATGGTATGTTGCATTTAATTACCCTTTGCTAGTTGGTTGGTTTACCCTTTATACGCCCATAGCTAAAACAATGCAAGCATTTTATTTTAAAAAATAGTTTAAAAAAAGCTTGCAATAGGTTAGCTAGGGGTATACCATGCAGTTACTAGGTAATGTTGCCTAGTAACTAGCAAAAGGTAATTGCAAACATGGCTAAACCAAACAAGGTACACCAGCCGGTAGCACCGGCACCGGCTGCCACACCAACCGCACCTGCTGGCGCAATGGGGCACACCATAGGGCTAACAGCCGCAAAGGTAAATTTTACCCAAGGCAGCGCGCGTGCGCTGTACCATGCGGTATTAGCGGCGCATGCAGGCCAGCCGGCTGCTGCCTTTTGTGCAGCTATTATAGCTAACCCGCCTTGCTTTACTAAAAAAGGTACAGTAGAGCCGCCTATGCCTTACTTGCGGTGGTTTATACGCAATGGCTATGCCACGTTAACGGGGCCGCAAAGCTAAACGGCCCTAGCATAACGGTAGCGGGTTAGCAATAGCTAACCCGCTATTTATTTATACCGTTTAGCTATAAGGGCGGGCCTAAAATTTCGTAAAATTAAAGGCCGCCCCCCCGAACCCCCAAACGTTAAGCGAAAGCTTAACGCCTCGCCCTCCCACTCTCGATTTCGAGACCATTCCTTCAAACTTGCAATCTCTGCGCCCCTGTGCTAAGCTCCAGGGATGCGGCGATTCCTTCCCCTTCTTCTCCTCTTGTCGCAATCTGCATTTGCAGATTGTATCTTATCATGGACCCCTCCCACGCAGAACACCAACGGTTCCCCTCTGACAGACTTGTCAGGGTATCGGCTGTATGTCTCAGGCGTAGCCGGGGGTCCCTATACGATTTTAGCCACCATCATGGACCCCTCCGCGACAACGTATACGCTCACCGACATGTCGGTGGGAACTCATTATATCGTAGCAAGAGCTTATAATTCGAATGACATAGAAAGCAATAACTCGAACCAAACGAATTGCAGGGTCCTCAAACCTAAGCCTCCGACGAGTCTCATTCGAGAATGAAACAAGAACTGATAACGCATGAAGAATTCGAAAAGATCTCTGAAGGTCCCATCGAGGAGCGAGTCTACGCAGACCCCGCTCCGTATTCCGAAACTGCGCAAGATTGTCGAAGCCTCACGGACCTCGCCTCTTCGGGAAACGGTCTATCCCGTATCTCCGTCCCCCGTGAGGTCAAGAGACTTCGCGTTGTAAACGCCTTCCACGACGCCTTCGAGCTTATCGGTGGTGTTCCCCGTCTCGCCCACTGGGGCGATCAGCACCCTACAGAATTTTTCAAGCTATTCGCCCGCATCCTCCCCAGCGAGGCCTCCCGAGCGTTCACGCTCGGCTCGTCCGAGTCCGATGACAAGGTCGTCATCCAGCACGTCCTACCGCCCACGGCGCTAGACCGATGAGCATCACGCACTTCAGTGCGAACGCCGCTCAGAGACGGCTTACAGCCGTCCTTGTCGGTACGGTCATCTCAGAGTCGATCCCCACAGGGACAAAAACGGTCGGCTACCGCCTGACGACAGCCGGTAACGAGCAGTCGTCCCTTGATGGGACGACCTGGACCACTATCGGGGTATGGCTCCCCGCTGGCGCGGTCTCCACCGACTACGACGTAATCTATAACGTCACAGGCGATACCACATTCATGGGGGGAGCATTAATCAATTCATGGATCTCTATGAGCGGTACACGGGTATGGACTATAGAGGCATCCGCCCCAGCCCTTCCAGTCTCCCACACCTGCACCGGGACGGTGCAGCTCCGTATGGCTGCGCCACCGAATACTATTCTGGCGACGGCGACAGTCACTATGACCGCAGCGATCGACCCCTAGATGGACGTCTACTACACCCCCCGCGAGGCCTTTCGTTCGTTTCACGAGAGAGACAAGCGATGGGCCTGTATTGTCTTCCACCGTCGCGGCGGTAAGACCGTCGCATGTGTGAACGATCTTCACACCCGAGCCCTCTATACGCAGAAATCGCTGGCGCGATATGCCTACATCGCCCCCTTCTACCGGCAGGCAAAAGATGTAGCGTGGATGTATCTAAAGTACGCTACCAAAGACACGCAAACGAAAACCCGGGAGTCGGAGCTCTCCGTCGAGCTATTCAACGGGAGCAAGATCAGCCTCTACGGTGCAGATAATCCCGACGCCCTTCGGGGCATCTACCTCGATGGCGTAGTCCTCGACGAGTTTGGCGATTGTCGCCCCTCCCTCTGGGCTGAGGTAATCTTCCCCACTCTGACTGACCGTCAAGGGTGGGCCACGTTCATCGGGACACCGAAGGGTAAAAATCACTTTTACGATATCAGAGAGATAGCGAAGCGATCTCCCGACTGGTTCTACCTCGAGGTCCCCGCTTCCGCGTCCGGCATTCTGCTCGATTCCGAGCTCCAAATCGCCCGTACTATCATGGACGAGAACCAGTACGCGCAAGAGTACGAGTGCTCCTTCGAGGCAGCCGTGAAGGGCACTTACTATTCGGAGATCATCTCGGAAATGGAGCGCGATGGCCGCATCGGCCAGGTCGATCACGACCCCGATCTAAACGTCAACGTCGCCATGGACCTCGGCTTCTCCGACTCTACCGCTATCTGGTTTTGGCAAGAGCGACCCGACGGGTTCGCTCTTATCGACTTCGTCGAAGGAGAGGGCGAGGCGCTGGAGCACTATCTCAATCTTTTGGAGTCTAAACCCTATGTGTACGATACCCTCTACCTCCCCCACGATGCAAGAGCTAAGACCTTACAGACAGGGCGAAGTACTATCGAACAGTGTCTACGATGGACCGAGGAGCGAGAACTGGACTGGACCTGGAGCATTGTCCCCCGGTTGGACTTACAGGATGGAATCAACGCTTCGCGTTTGGTACTCCAGACTTCATCCATAGACAAAACTCGCTGTGCCTACGGAATCGAGGCCCTGCGAGCCTACCGGCGACGGTACGACGAGTTGAAGCAGGTCTTCTCAGATAAGCCCGACCATGACTGGGCCTGCCACGGCGCGGACGCATTCCGGTATTTCGCCCTCGTGGCGCGTGCGCGACATGGCGCGGTAGAACGAGCCGTGGAACGGACGGCTTTCAGCCGTCCCGCGTACACCCTCGACGATCTTTTCGCTCAGCGCGAGAAGGTAAATTGGAGCAGACATAGATTATGAGCAGCCCAGAGAGCATTAGATCGGTAAAGGACTTTGACGCGAGTCCGAAAGACCAGTGGAAGCGATGGAAAGCGGAGCTTAAAGCCTCTGAGGAGCGCATCTCCAAGTGGAGAAAGAAGGGTAAGCGCATCCATGCTCGTTACCAGGACGCCCGAGCTACGCTAGATGGAGATGAGCGGGCTACCGCGTCGGGTTACGCCTTCCGAGTGAATCTGTTCCATAGTAATACCAAGACTTTGATGGACATGGTTAACGGAAATCCGCCAAAGGTGGACGTATCCCGCCGCTACGCGGATCCCGAGGACGACGTGGCCCGCGTCGCCGCTCTTATCTACGATCGGATGCTCAATAATTCCATCCTCGCCGCAGGCAGCGATGTCAAAGGTATCTTAGGTCACGTCCTTTCCGACCGTCTGCTCCCCGGCCTTGG